GCTTGGCGAAGCGTTGCCAATTCTTCAGCGGAAAGCGTGTAATCCAACATGAGCTGCATCCTTGATCGTTATTGAGGATGAGGATAGTGTAACTTTACCGAATTCTCATTTACCACTGGTATAATTGGCATGTTGCTGTCCTTTGCAGCCATGTTGGCAACGTTTGGCAAGGTCCTGGCGGGAATGCTCGATACCCGCCTCAAGCGTATCGAAGACCAGAACAAGAGTGAAAGTGAAGGCTGGAAACGTCTGGAACGCGAGCTGATGGATTTACGCGCTGACCTGCCCTTGCAGTATGTACGGCGCGAAGATTATGTGCGCGGCCAAACCGTCATAGAAGCGAAGCTGGACGCCCTTTATAACAAACTGGAAGTTGCCCAGTTGCGGGCAGCCACCAAGGAACCCCATGAATATTGACCATGCAAAAATCCGTCGTGAAGCCCTCCGCTGGCTACTGATCCTGGCGCTTAACCACTCCAGGCCGGTACGGGCACACGAAAGTATGCTGCTATCAACAGCACACGGGGTATACGGCGATACCACCGAAATGGAAATACGGCGCGAATTGGGATATTTGGAAGAGCGGCATCTAGTCGAGGTTGAACGCAACCCGGCGGGTTTCTGGCTGGCCTCACTCACCAGTGCAGGGGTAGATATTGCTGAATACACGGTTGATTGCCGCCCCGGTATTGCCCGCCCAGAAAAATACTGGGCAGGAAGCAGCTAATGGCGCGGTCAAGCAGCATTGAAACCCTACCACTGGAAGTAAAGGCATGGCTAGATAATGCCCTGATGGCACAAAACTTTCAGGGCTACGAGGCATTGGCCGCAGCATTGCAGGAGCGGGGCTGCACAGTCAGTCGTTCTGGCGTGCATCGCTATGGGCAAAAGCTGGAACGTCGCCTATCTGCCATCAAGGCCAGCACGGAAGCCGCCAAAATGCTGGCAGCCAATGTGGATGACGCCGAAAACCACCTGTCTGGCAGCGTCATTTCACTGGTGCAATCCGAGTTATTTGAAACCCTACTGAATCTGCAAGATGCTGACCTGGAAGATGACCCCGCCGAGCGCATGAAGCTGCTCAGCAATGCTGCCCGCAGCATCTCTGAGGTGAGCCGTGCAAGCATTGCCAACAAGAAATGGCAAGGCGAAGTCCGTGCCAAAGCAGCCATTGTTGCCAACAAGGCCGAGGCGATTGCCAAGAAAGGCGGGCTGAGTGCTGAAGCCGCTAAAGCCATCCGCCGTGAAATCCTGGGGATTGCCGAATGATCCCCGCTGCACTTGCTGCCGCAACACCTACCCCTGATAGCGTCCTGCTGCCTTACCAAAAACGCTGGGTTGCTGATAAATCCCCTTTAAAGGTTTCGGTGAAGTCGCGGCGCATGGGCCTGACGTGGGCAGAAGCCTCAGATGATGTATTGATTGCCGCCAGCGCCAGAAAGTCGGGTGGCATGAATGTTTATTACATCGGCTATAACCAGGATATGGCGATTGAGTACGTCGATGCCTGTGCAGGCTGGGCAAAAGTCTTTAACTACGCTGCCGGACAAATTGAAGAAGGCATTTGGGGCGAGAATGAAGATGACAAGCATATTAAGACCTATACCATCCGCTTTCCTGATTCTGGCTTTCGCATCGTGGCGCTTTCCAGCCGCCCCGCCAACTTGCGGGGCAAACAAGGCGTTGTGGTGATTGACGAAGCCGCCTTCCATGACAAGCTGGATGAACTGCTCAAAGCAGCACTGGCGCTGCTGATCTGGGGTGGGCGTGTGCGCGTTATCTCAACCCATAACGGCGAAGGCAATGCGTTCAATGAGCTGGTGAAAGAGATCCGCAGCGGCAAGCGCAAGGGTAGTGTGCAAGGCATTACCTTCCGTGAAGCCGTGACCCAAGGCTTATACCGGCGCGTGTGCTTGCGCCTGGGCATCCAGTGGGCGCCTGAAGCCGAAGCCGCATGGATGGATGAGGTTTATGACTTTTATGGCGATGCCGCCGCTGAAGAGCTGGATGCTATCCCTAAATCAGGCAGTGGGGCGTATTTCAGCCGCCTGATTGTGGAGCAGTGCCAACGCCCCGAGATACCCATCATCCGCTACAGCAAACCTGCCGAATGGGTGATAGACCCCGCCCGTCTTGATCAGGCGAAACTCTGGGTTACTGATGTGCTGAATCCAGTGCTGGATAACTTACCCGGTAAGCGGTCGGCACTAGGACAAGACTTTGGGCGCGATGGCGACTTGAGCGTTATTTGGGTATTGCAGGACAGTGGGGCGGGGCACTGGGGGACGGCATTCATCCTTGAATTGCGCCGCATCCCGTTTGATGTCCAGCACCTGATCCTGTTTCACATCATTGACAAACTACCCCTGTTTCACAAGGGAAAATTCGATGCACGCGGGAACGGACAAAGCCATGCAGAAGCGGCGGTGCAGCGGTACGGTGCGGCCCGCATTGAAGCGGTGATGCTGTCAGCAGGATGGTATGGCTTGCATTTCCCCCCCTACAAAGCGGCTTACGAGGACAAAACCATCACCGTGCCTATCTCTGAAGACATTATTGCCGACCATCGGCGGGTAATCCTGAAAAGTGGCGTGCCAGGCATGGATGATAAGCGCGATAAAGGCAGCGATGGGCAATACCGCCACGGTGATAGCGCCGTTGCAGGCGTCATGGCCTATTCAGCCGCCCGTGATAATGGGCTGGAGATTGGGGATTTTGAAATAGCAATGGATAGCATTTGGGATGAAGGACATTATATATGGAATGGTTAAGCCGATTACTGCGCGGTAAGCAACAGCCCAAGCCTGCCACTGAAGATCAAAGCGCCCACATGGCCTACCTTCCCAAGGAATTTTCCGCTCATCCGGGGCGCAATCTAACCCCGGCAAGAGCAGCAAGCCTACTACTGGACGCCGAGCAGGGGAACCTGCGGGCACTGGCTGAGTTGGCGGATGATATGGAAGAGCGGGATACGCATCTATTTGCCGAGCTAATGAAGCGGCGGCGGGCATGCCTGACAGCAGACTGGAAGTTGGAACTGCGTAATGCCGATAGCAGCGAGCAGAGGGCTATGGAGCAGATTACTGAATGGCTAAAGGATATGCCGCTGATTGATATACTGTGGGACATGACAGACGCTATTCATAAATCGTACTCGTGTACGGAAATGCAGTGGGAATATACCGAAAAGTTCTGGCTTCCTGCTGGCTTGCAGCATCGTCCGGCAACATGGTTCATGGCCGCCCAAGGCGACCGTGACACGTTACTGCTAAGGTCAAACAGTGGCTTGGGTGACGCCCTACAAGAGTATTCATGGATAACCCATCTGCATAAGGCTAGATCTGGCTACCTGACCAATACGGCACTGGCTCGGGTAACGGTATGGCCGTTCCTGTTTCGGGCATTTTCTTCCCGTGATTTTGCTGAGTTTCTGGAAATCTATGGTTTGCCCATGCGTCTGGGGCGCTATCCCAGCGGTGCTACGGACGAAGAGCGCAGTACCTTATTACGGGCAGTGACCGCCATTGGGCATAGCGCCGCAGGGATTCTTCCCGCCAATATGGCCATTGAATTTCAACGGGCAGCGGAAGGTGAAGCTGACCCCTACATGGCCATGGTAAGTTGGGCTGAACGAGGCATCAGTAAGGCTATTCTAGGGGGTACGCTAACCAGTGAGGTGGATGGCAAGGGCAGTTATGCGGCGGCAGGCGTGCATGATGATGTACGCATGGAATTACGCCAGGCTGACTTACGGATGCTGGCAAAAACCCTGACCAGAGACCTGATCCGCCCATTGGTACTGTTCAATACGGGCATAACGCGGGTACCACAGCTTGTCTTTGATGACTCGACACCGGAAGACATGCAAATGTATGCCGACTCACTGCCCAAACTCGCTAATGTGATGCCCATCCCGTTAGGATGGGTGCAGCAAAAACTTAAAATCCCCGCCCCAATAAAGGATGAGCCGCTATTGCAGGCCAGTAGTCTTACTCAGGGCATGGCTGCGGCACGGTCATTGCAGCAAGGAGGCTGCTCATGCTGCCCACCCACTGCTATGGCTGCGCTCAAAGCAAGTCATGGACAAGAAGGGGTGCAAGAGGCCATTGATGCATCAGCGCCTACCGATAATGACTTGCGAACGCAAGCACAAGCCCTGATTCAGCCACTTATTGATAAGGCATTGCAGGGTATTCGGGCGGGGGAGTCTGCTGAAACCATCTTGACTACATTAATGATGGGATACCCGGAGATGGATGATATTGAACTCAATGATGCCATTGCTCAGGCGTTATTCATTGCCGATCTGATGGGGAGATGGGAAGCGCAGCAGGACATTGGTAATGGCAAAGCCTGATATAGCATTCGCCTTGAACCTCAAACCGGAAGAGGCTATCCGCTACTTTGAATCAAAAGGCTTGAAGCTGACTAAGGGCTGGAATGAGCTATGGCAGGCTGCGCATGTAAAGTCCTTTACTGTAGCGCACGTCGGCAAGATGGATGTGCTGCTGGACATCCATACGGGCATGCGCGATGTACTGCATGATGGCATTACTGAGCGCGAGTTCATGGACCGACTGATTCCAGTATTGCAGGCAAAGGGCTGGTGGGGAAAGGCCATTGACAAGACTACGGGTGAGATACTGGAGACATACCCAGGCTCTAGGCTCCGTTGACGTTTCACCTCAGCCATAAAAATACGGAAGCTAAACACAGCATCCCCATGTAATTAATAGCTTTTTTCTCGTATCTTGTCGAAATACGGCGATAGTATTTTAGTTTCCCAA